AGTAGAATGTGCCGAAGCCGGCATTGACATATTGCAGATCCCAGCGTTCCTTTGCCGTCAAACAGATTTATTATTAGCAGCAGGAGAAACTGGGTGTGCTATTAATGTTAAAAAAGGCCAGTTCCTTGCACCCCACGATATGAAAAATGTTGCTGCAAAGATTGCATCAACTGGAAATAATCGTATCATGTTATGCGAAAGAGGATACACTCATGGATACAATAATCTTGTTGTGGATATGCGTAGTTTGCCTATTATGGCAAGCACCGGGTATCCAGTGGTCTTTGATGCCACACATTCTGTACAGCAGCCTGGAGGAATGGGAGAAAGATCTGGCGGCGATAGGACCATGGTACCCTACCTGGCGAGAGCTGCTGTAGCTACAGGTTGTCTGGCAGGAGTGTTCTTAGAAACACATGAAGATCCCGACAATGCTCCTTCGGATGGACCTAACATGATTAGATTAGATGATTTAAAAACATTATTAGAAGATTTGGTAAACATAGATGAAGTTGTCAAAAGAAGGCTTAACTAAAGAGCAATGGCGTCACTATAAACAATTTGGTAAACTTCCCGAAGAACCGATAGTAGAAAATATAGTTAATCCCGTTGTTAAAAAAATATCAGAACCAATTGTAGTTCTTTGTGTTCGTTTTGGAAATAGATACGGACGAGAATATGTAGAAAGATTAAGAAACATGGTGTCTCGGCATCTTTCTACTCCATATGAATTTGTGTGCTTAACTGACGACCAGCACCCAATTGATGGTGTTAGATCTATTGTAAGGCCTAACGAAGGTTATGCTAAAGGATGGTGGCACAAAGTTCATATGTTTGATCCAAGTTTGGGTCTTGTAGGCAGAATTCTTTACTTTGATCTAGATGTTGTTATACACAACAATATAGATAAACTCATTGAAAATTATCAAAATGAATTTCTAGGAATTAGAGATTTCAATAGAAAATTTAATCCGCAATGGAATATTTTAAATAGTTCCGTAATGAGTTGGCCAGCTGGATTACATCCGGATATTTTTACTACATTCAAAACTAATCCTAAACAAGCACAAAAAATGCACGGTGATCAAGATTGGATTTGGAGTGTTGCTAAATCTAGGATTACATTTTGGCCGGAAGCATGGATACAAAGTTACAAATGGGAAATTCGTGACCGCAACGAAACAATTTTCCAAAACGGTAAACGCTCATTTAAAACCGTAAAGAATCCTAAAATATCAGATGTTTGTTCTGTCTGTGTATTCCATGGCGATCCAAAACCTAACGAAGTTATGGATCAGTTTGTTATTGACAACTGGCGATAAAGATGTTATACTAGTAGCATGACTACTACTATTACCCCCGAAGCCCTGCGCACTTTGCTTCTTGAAAATGAGTGCATTATAGAATTTACCAAAGTAAATGGTGAGATTAGATCAATGCCTTGCACACTCAAGGCAGAATTTATTCCTGATCCTATTCCTGCTCCAAATTTCTCACACTTTACTAATACAGATAATCCCATTGACTTTCCTTTAACAAAGAAAGAAAAGAAACAAAATCCGGATGTAATGAGCGTCTGGTGTTTAGACAAAAAGGAATGGCGGTCCTTCCGTATCGCTAATGTTATTTCAGCGAAAGTAGTAAATGAAACTAACAACCTACAGCCGTAATAAAATCCTAGAAACTTTCAATCATTGGGGTGTACCTAAGGATTTTGCTGATCCTATGTACAACTATCTTGTTCACGGATTTAGTCCAGGTGGTTGCTTTACAGCAGTATTGGCTAATGACTTTCATCGTGCTATTGGTAGTAGTCATCCTGGCAATTCTGTTGAAGCACTTAAATCTCTATCCGGTTGGATTCTAGATCAATTGCCGACAGAAGCAAGAGGCAGCTACAATAATGTCGATGTTTGGTGCGGTCTACCTGCAGATGTTCGTAGGGGCATATTAGAAGACTACGAGCTGATCTATACCGAACAACAAGAAATTATGATGACTCTGCAGAGTACACCCACACATGAACCTGTTCTATACTAATGAAAGAAACTATGATTAAACGTATTGGCTTTGCCTGCAAGTGGATCGATAATCCTTCTCAGGTAGATGGGATTAAACCCAAAGACGAATGTAAAATCTACAATACAGGGTCTACTACCGTTGCATGGTTAAATAGACAAACACGCGATGTAGCTGAACAAAAACTTTGGGACCTAATGATAGGTAATATTGAGTCTACTCGCAAACTTGTCGAAAAGGTTGGTGGACTTGATGAAAATCTTAGAATGGTACGACTTAGCAGCGATATACTTCCTGTATACACTGAGCCTAGCTGGTCGTGGTTTTATCGACAGCCCGACGTACGAGACGCCGCTGGTAGAAGATTTCAAGAAGTGGGCGATACCGCTCGCAAGATGGGTGTTCGGCTCAGTATGCACCCTGGTCAGTTTGTTGTTATGGCTAGCGATAGTCCCGACATTGTAAATCGTTCAATAGAAGAATTTGAATATCATACTGACATGGCTCGATGGATGGGCTACGGTAAAACATTCCAAGACTTCAAGATTAACGTACATATTAGTGGTAGACAAGGTCCTAATGGCATTCGTGCAGCCTATAGCAGACTAAGCCCCGAAGCACGTAACACACTCACAATCGAAAATGAAGAAATTACACACAATCTTGATACCTGTTTGGAACTTGCTGATATCGTTCCAATTGTACTTGACATACACCATCACTGGATTAACTCAGGCGAATACATTCAAAATACTGATGATCGTGTTAAAAAGGTTATTGATAGTTGGCGCGGTGTTCGTCCTACTTGCCACTATAGTGTTTCACGGGAAGACGTTCTTGTTGACTATCCCGGATACCAACGCCCCAATCTTTGGACGCTACTAGAAAGCGGACATAAGAAACAAAAGCTCAGAGCACACTCAAACTTCTACTGGAATACAGCAGTGAACGAATGGGCTCTGAGCTTTAGAGATCAATTTGACATCATGTGCGAAAGCAAGGCTAAAAACTTAGCCAGCTTTGATCTCTACCAGCAGGCATTAAGCCTGGGGCTTTGATTTAGGCTTACGACCGACTTTTTTTACACCAGTTGTATTAGCAGGTTTTGGTGCTTGTGGCTTTTTAGCAAATTGTTGCTTTTTAGCCGCAGGCTTTTTCTTTGGCTCAGCTTTGACTTCTGATGTAACAGGTGCAGCCGCTGGTGCAACTTCTACCGTTGTTGCTACTTCAACTGGTGCAACTTCTACCTTATATGGCGCTTGTGCTTCTTCAACTGCTGGTGCAGGTGCAGAATCTTTAGCTCCAAATAATTTCTTTAGTAATCCTAGCATATTAAATCTCCTTAGGAATTTATTTAGCGATAAATATTAACATAATACTAAAAACAAGGAGAATTAACTATGTTAGAGACACTATTTTGGTTCGCATTAGGAGCGTTTGTTGGATGGAATTTTCCACAGCCTAGTTTTGCAAAAACAATTCAAGACAAAGTTTTAGGTATGTTTAAAGGAAAATAAATGGCTTACTCAGATAAAGTTATAGATCATTACGAAAACCCTCGAAACGTCGGTAGCTTTTCTAAGGATGACACAGATATAGGTACAGGTATGGTTGGTGCTCCTGCCTGCGGGGATGTAATGAAACTCCAGATAAAGGTTGATCATGATACAGGTATTATTACAGATGCAAAATTTAAAACGTATGGCTGCGGATCGGCTATTGCGAGCTCGAGCCTCGTCACAGAATGGGTTAAAGGAAAAACCCTTGATCAAGCAGGATCAATCAAAAACAGCGAAATCGCCGAAGAACTAGCCCTACCGCCAGTTAAGATACATTGTTCAATTCTAGCAGAAGATGCTATCAAGGCAGCAGTAGAAGATTATCGTAAAAAGCATGATACAATTAACTGAACTGGCCGCAGATAAAGTAAGGACACAATTAGAACGCAGAGGCAAAGGTCTAGGCATTCGTATTGGCGTTAAAACTACAGGTTGCTCTGGACTTGCTTATGTGTTAGAATATGTAGACGTTGCACCTGTTACTAGAGATCAATTTGTCTACGAAAGTAATGGTGTTAAAATTTGGGTAGACGGTCGTAGTACTCCATATGTTGACGGACTAACCATGGATTGGCAAAAGAAAGGTCTCAACGAAGGTTTCGAGTTTATTAACCCAAACGAAAAAGATCGTTGCGGTTGTGGAGAAAGTTTCAGAGTGTGAAATGTTAGATAATCTTTTTGAATTGCAGATAGACATAGATACAGAAAAATTGCTTCAAGAAGCTAACAATCCTACTGATTTTTATAATTTTATTGACCCGTTACATAAAAATAGTGTAGACGGATGGAAGATAAAACATATTAATCACGGATACGGTTTTGAATTATCTACATTCATAGCTGATAAATTTAAATTAGGTATTTGCAAGCCTAGATTTTATAGACAAGAAGTTGGAGTAACTATTCCTTATCACAAAGATCGAGGAACATTATGTAGCTTTAACTTTTTGCTTTCTGACAATTTAGATGCTATTTCCTTCAAAGAGGGCGATGTTGTCTATAAAAACGCATTGCTTAATACACAAGTCATGCATGCCGTTATTAGTCCTAAAACAGAAAGAATACTTTATAAAGTTAGCGTATTTGACAAATCATATGATTCTGTAAAAAATACATTGATAGAACAAGGATACAATCACAATGTTTTGTCATTTAAATTATAGCATAGACAAAAATTTTTTTAGAAATCAATTTTGGAAAAAATACGATAACGGATTTTGGCATGTTGAAAAAGGTAAAGAACTAAAATTTTGGTGGAAAGTATTTGGAATTAGGGATATTATTGTTCCTATAATTTCAGATCTTGGATTAGAAAACATGGATATAATTCCTAGATTTTCGTACCAATTAGAAAATACCAGATTACCCGATCATATTGATATTGACAGAATCGTTGGGATTAATTTTAATTTACAACCAGAAACTCCAAGTATACATTTAAAAGGAAAAGAATATCCCTATGAATGTTGTTTAGTAGATGTAGGGGCTATTTTACATAGTGTTGAATCTGTTCAATTTCCTAGATTAGTTTTGAAATTAGCAATTAGAGAAAAATGGGCGGATGTTTATAAAATACTAGATGAAAAGGGTCTGATAGATCATAACGAAACAGAAAAAGTAAATCCAACTTATAAAACTTATAATTCGTTGTTATCAGAACAAGACAAAATGTTTGTAAAATAATTAATATTTTCCAACAGGCAATTCAACACTAGCTGGCATATCCCATATTTTTTTACGCTCTACTCCTTTTCGTTGAGCAAATCTTTTAGAATCACAATGTGCGCAGCAATGAAAATAATTGTTGCTTAGTCTCTTAGCCTGCATTTGTTTTAAATCTCTTTCAAACGTTTCTCCGCAAGCATCACAGAGAAACTCCGCAACGGTTTTATTCCTATAATAAACATGTTCGTGCCCTAGTTTACTGAGCCTAACGTATTGAGTTTGTTGAATTTTTGTTTTAAGAAACATCTAGTATTTACATTAGGCTTATAAAATTTTTAGATAAATACCATAGAAATCCAAATAACTGGGATCAACTATGGCAAGAAAAATTATTGATATTGGAGTCGTTGGTAATGATGGTACCGGCGATAGTATAAGAGACTCGTTTAGAAAAGTAAATGATAACTTTAGAGAACTTTATAGTTCGCTAGGTCTAGGCGAAAGGCTAACATTTAGAAATCTCGACGACACCCCCGAAAGCTACTTAGGGCAAGAAAATGCTATTCTTTCTGTTAATAATACAGAAACTGGCATCATCTACAAACAACTAATACCCGGATCAGGTATTTCCTTAGATTTTACTACAAATGCTAATGAAATTAGAATTAGTTCAGAATTCTCCGAAGTTGTTGCAGATCCCACACCTCAGCTAGGCGGAGATCTAAGTGCTAGATCAGGAGGTACACAATGGCGTATAAAAGACCTTGGTACCAACGCCTCACCATTGCTTCCGGTATTCGAACACGAAGCTGTTAATAAAAGCTATGCAGATAGCAAAATAGCTAGGGCAGGTGTTAATGCCATAGATCCAAGAACAAACTCTACCAATCCATCGTTTGGAACTATGACTGGTCCTTTGATCTTATCAAGAGATCCTGAGCCTGAGGACGACGAAACATACGATGGATTGATTGCAGCAACAAAAAGATATGTTGACAATTCTGCGTTCGGAAGTTCTGTTAACTTATATGTTGCTACTTCAGGTCAAGATGAGCGTCCAGGGGTCAGCATATCGTTACAGGGACGAGCTCTTGCTTATGCATATCGAACATTGGAAGCAGCACTCAAAAGAGCAGAAGAAATTATGCTCGACGCTCGTTTAGAAATTGGTCCTTATAAGAAAGTTTTAACTTATAATCAAGGAGCAAGTCAGTGTACTTTAGATGAAATCGATGAAGCTCCGGGATCAGGTTCGGGATTTAGTGGCGAGGCATTGATGAGTGTTAATAGCATTTCTATCAATACCGTAGGCACAAATTATCTTCCAGGCGATATTATCACACTATCGGGCGGTACGTTTATTGAACCTGCTAGATTTGAAGTACTTTCAACTACAGCTACACCGGGCGGCGTAGCAACATTTAGGCAATTAAGTTCAGGTGTTTATACATCACTACCTTCTACCGTTGTACCATTTCCAGGAGCAGATCCGGGAGTTCCGTCTACATCAGACAGCGCCATATCTGCTGGCGGGGCAACTTTTATTGTAAGTTATAAAGTCAATAATGTTGTTATTAACAATGGCGGTAGTGGATACGGATTAGTTTCAGTGCGTATTACTGGTGGTGGAGGTGCCGGAGCATTTGGTACAGCGGATGTTGTTTCTGGAATTGTACAAAGCATTACAATTACGGACCAAGGATCAGGGTTTACTAGTATACCAACCGTTAGAGTTGATTTACCAAGATTCTTCATTCGAACAGATGGCTACCGAACTGATTTTACTGGGGACGTTACTACTAACACTCCTTTTGCTATCCGTAGTCGAGACATCAGAGAAGGCTTGTATTTAAGAGGAGAAACATCAGGGGCACTAGCTCAAATATTAGCTCACTCCGGTGCTCTGGATAGTATGGGCAGAGAAATATTCGACGTTGATCTTAAATCTGGAAACTTTATTCTAGGTGAGGTTCTCTCATACGGTGATGTGACCAAGTCAACTCAAATTACTATATTAGTTGAGAGTGGTATTTACGAAGAGAATTTACCATTAAGAATTCCACAAAACGTTTCTGTGGTTGGCGATGAATTCAGACGTTGTATCATTAGGCCAAAACCCGGTATTAGTTCTAGCCCTTGGGCGTTCTTATACTTCCGCAGAGACTTAACTATTGGTCTACAAAACGTTGACCAATTACAATTGACTGATAGATTATTTGGATATCATTATTTAGAAAATACAGACGCTCCGGTTTATCCATTAGTTAACAATAGAGGGTATTACAGAGCTGCTGCCCAATTATTAACATTGAATAGGCAATTTATTCAACGAGAAGTTATAGGTTGGATAGATTATCAAATCCAAAATAACATAGCTCCATTCTCTGATGATTTTGTATACAACAGCAATACCTGCGAACGAGATGTTGGATTATTGATTGATGCTATGATATTTGACTTGAAGTGGGGCGGGTCTAACAGAACCGTTTCCGCTGCTTTGAAATATTATTCTAACACCAGCGGCCTATTTGCAATTAATATTTCTAC